TACCCAGTTCTATTTTTGATGTGCAAGACATTGTTAAGAAAATCAATGTTGCCATTGTTACTACTGTTTTCATTACTTTTGCTCCTATATTATTAAGTTGCCCTTATTGTCATACCAATCTGGATTGACATAAGTCCATTGATGTCTGCAATTATAACCACCTCGAACAACTAAAGGGTCTCCACTTTTTTTTCCTGACCAACTTCTTCTGCTCCAGAGTCTACGCACTTCATCAATCGTAAAAAGTCCATTTCTTGAACCTATGTTTCTGTTTATTAAATCTCTACATATTTGTCTAGTAGTAGGTATAATATCCCCAAAATACTTAACGTGAGTAAGTCCTGCATCTAATGCTTTTTTTGTATTTACTTGTGCATCAAATTCTCTAAGACCATCATTTAATAATTGACTAGAGTACCTTCTCATGTTTTCACCAGCTCTATCTCTACCAAATTTAGATTGCAAAGTTGCTATTGCTTTATCAACTCTTGATTGCATTGATTTTACATTTTTATTTTTCTTTACAAAGTCCACTAATTTTTGTGCTTCTTCATCATCTGTTTTACTATAAATGCCATTTATAGTTCTTCTAAGTTCTTCTTCTAGTTCAACAAAATCTCTACCAGTTAAAACATTTTGATAAACTTTATCTGATAATCTTTTAGTAAATGTGTTTGATATATCTTTGAATTGTGTAAATGTTTGTAATTTAAGATTTTGAACAAGTTCTAAATCTCCTTTTGTAAGTTCTTGAAACTCTATTGGAATATTGCCAATACCTTTAAAAGCTCTTTCAATTCTTTTTGCTTGTTGATTAAATCCTTTTCTTGTGACACTATCTGCCCATGATAGATATTCTTTTGATAATATATTTCTTATCTTGGGTCTGATTGCTACTGCTGCTTGTAACTCAATAAGTTTCCCTTGTTGTGTTGGCAGCTCTCGTCCTGCAAGTTTTACAACATCATCTTCTATTTTATCTAATGTTCTTTGGAGTGTTCGGTAATATTCTTGTTCAGCTCTATCTAAGTTTTTTATTCTATATAAAGTAAATCTTCTTACTACATCTGACATTATACTTGCTCATCATCAACATTTTCTTCTTGAACTTCATCTTGAGTAAATTGACCTGCTTCGGCTTGGCTATCTATTTCTTCAAATGCTTGTGTAAGTTTTTCATCACTATCTATAACTGATCTTACTATTTCTTTATCAACTTCTTTGTTGAATGTTGGAGATTGTAAATTCATAGCTTTTGCCATTGAATAGAATTGAAGATCATAAGCATAATCTTTTAGATTGAAACTATCTGGATAATTTATTTCACCATCAAAAACTGTGTTTTGAAACATGGCATAACATCTAAATAATTGTTCTTCTGCTATTTCTAAATTATCTGCTTTTTCTGAAAGTCTTGCATTTAATAATTCAAACTCTGTTTGTAATGCTATACCAGATGACACTTGTTGTTTTGTTGTTCTTACAGCTCCAGTATGTGCAATTCTATTAATAGCTTCTACTTTGTGTTTTATCGAATCCATAATAGATTGTAAATTAGCTCCTGATGGTTGAAGTAAATATGGTTTTAAATTTGAATCTATTTCTTCTGGCATTTCAATAATTGCACCTGCACCAGCACTTGCATTTACGCTTGGTGTTTTAACTAACGAAGGGTGATTTGATAAACGGATTAGTTGTTCGATTTCTGAATAGTCATTGTAAATTGATTTTTGCAAATCTGAAATATCTGTCAAATCGGACATTCCTAGTCCTCGTTTATGGCTTTTGGAATTGTATAAAATAACTGCTGGTATTTTTCCGATTTGATTCTCGGCAGTATCTATTATCGAGGGTTCTTGTTCATCTTTTTGATAAAGAGTATCTATTCTATCTGGATACCACATTCTCATATAAGTACCGCCTTCTTTATCAACTTCTTCTCTTACCTTTAAAAAATCAAGATAGTATTTTCCATTGACCTCTCTTTTGAAATTCCAATCTAAAACATTTTCTGGAGTTACAATAGAAACGTATGGTCTGATGTCTTGATTTAATTCATCTGCTTTTGTTCTTGTTTGTACTGCTGGTTTATCTAATACTAAAAAACAATGTCCATATATTGAAGCATAATTTTGAGCTTGTTTTATAACAGTATTAAAACTATTACCTTCTAAATCAGCGTCTTTTAAGAATGATTCTAAACTAGGTTCTTCTGCCATTGAACCAAAGTCTCTAGTTGGTTTGACTCTAAATAAAAATGATGAATAGATTTGTACTATATTTCTACAATGATTATCTAAAGGAGTGTTTGCAAGTCTTTGATTAAACTCATTATCAAGTTCAAGATTATATCTGTTTAGATATTGACCAATCATATAGTCATATCCACCATTATACGATCTTATGTAATACTCCCAATTGCTAATATTTTCTTTGTAATCTTTATGAGTATCTAGAACTTGATCTTTGCTGTATGCCATAACTTCCTTCTTTTACATTCCATCTCTGAGGATTACTAATTGAACTCTTAATTGTCAAAGGTTTTAGATAATCTACTAAATACCCAAGAGCATCGTTCATGTGGTCAAATCCTTCCTCTTTATCTGGAATATTTGTGTTTTCTTTGTATATCTGCCTTGATAAACCTTTTATCAAGGTTTTACAATAATTACTAATAAAAATATGTCTTTGACCATTTGTATCTTTTAATTTTGCATTAACAGCATTTATTCTATCTCTGACAGAAGTGTGTTTATGTTTTGCTTTAACATTAAATCCTGCGTTTTGTAAAATTGATAAATCAGTTCGTCCACCTGCTGATGTTTTTCTTTGCCTACAAGCTGGATCAGGGTAGATAAATATAGGTACTTTTGTTCCGTATCTATCTTTTATTTCTTGGCACATCTCATCAGTATTTGATCCATAAATCACTATCTCATCTATAAAATATAACTTTTCATTATGTATTTGTGCAACACAAGCACTCATGGGATCGACATTAAAGTCTAATCCCAAGTGCAAAGGTTTACTCCAATCAATCTTTTTATCTTTTACATTCTCGTATTGATGAAAGTTATAATAAACTTGTCCTGCATAGTTTTCAAAAGTTCCTTCAAATTCTTGTCTAAAAGTTCTTTGATCTAGGTCTGATTTGGCTTGTTCAAGTTCTTCTTTTTTAACTATACCGCCATCTGCCGTTGTAAATTGAAAAGACTCCCATTCATGATCTTGCTTTCCTTTCAGATACATTTCATAAGACCAATTACCATATCCTCTTGGTGTACCAGTAAATAATACTTTTGCTTTTTTATCTGCACAACTAGCTCTTAATACTTCAAACCATGTACGTTTATCTATGTCCGCAAATTCATCTAATATTAAGAAATTAAGTCCAGTACCTCGTAAAGAATCAAAATGATCTGCACCTTTAAGTGATATTGTGCTTCCTGATTGTCTAATTCTTATTGTTAAAGTTGTTTCGTTAATATCCTCAATCCAATTAAAAGCGTTAAGTATTTCTTTTAGATCAGACCAACAAATGTCTTTTGCCATTTTAAATGTCGGTGCTACATACCAAATAGTTTGTTTTGTTTTAGCTGCATATTTCATCATTTCAGTAATACACAGATAAGTTTTACCAAACCTTCTACCACTAATTAGAACTCTAAATCTTTTGTTGCTCTGTGATATTTGGAATTGTGGTTTCGTTAATTTTATTCTCATTTATTTCTAAACAATAGAAATTTATTGTTGCTTTTTGCTTATTAACTTCTTTCGCTGGTAGTTCTTTAAAAACATTCATTGATATTTTTGACCCTTCTATCATACAGCTTTTGTAGCTTTCAAACTTTTCGCTGTGCATAAAATCTTGGCTACAATAACCAGTAAGCGAAGAACATAGCTGCATAACTAACATAAATTTAATCATCTTTTTTAAACATATCTGGACTTGGAGATTGATTTTTTATTTTTTCAGCAAATTCATCATATCTCGGTGTTTCTCTTTTTGCGTATAAATATCTCCATAATTTGTTTTCCCATCTTGAAAAAATTGTAAGTAGTATTCTAGCAATGTATCTTTTAAATTTTGTAATCATAATCTAAAACCTTTTTTCCATGATTCTATTGCCCAAAAGGCAGGTGATAAATTTTTCTGTCCTTTTACTTTAGCAAGAATTGGTCTGAATCTAGCAAAGAACATTCTTTGTCTTGTAGGGTTGGTTTTTCTAATTGGTAAATTAGGATCACCAAATCTAACAACTTGAACACGACCAGTTGATTTGTTTCTTACATATACACCAAACTTTTTTGATTTGCTTGGTGTCCTAAAAGGTTTGTTTAGTTTTACATTTCTGCCTTTGAATTTAGCCATATTATTTGATCTTCTCAATCCGTAATATTTTATTGTCCTCTGATAATTCTGCTTTTACTCTTGAACACATATACACAACACGGCTACCACTATTCCTTGTTGCTATTCTTCTTTTGGATAAACACTCAGATACACTTGGCATATAAGTCATCTCCGTTAGTTTCTGTGGCTCTCCCACAAACATAAGTAATGCCATGATCTCTATCATTTTACACCATTCTTCCTAATTAGTTTTTCAACATCTTCTTGAAGTTTTAGAATCTTCTTTTCGGCTTCTTTTAGTAAAACTTTTGTATGTATATTCTCATCTAATTGTTTTTGATGCTTTTCAATCAGTTTCGCATTGTGTTCAATAAGCATATACATTTCTAAATTCTTTGGTGTTTGTTCTGCCTTTTTAAGCAAATCAGCTTCCATCAAATCTAATCTTGTACTATGTTGATTGATCTTTTCCTGAATACCAAAATAACTCATTGTGCCTATTGCTACTATACCAATCAAACTTAAAACAGTTTTCATTGGCATTTGTATTTTTGATTCTTCGCTAATCTTTACTATTTCTTTTCTTGCCATAAAACTTTTCTCTGCGTTTATCTGCTTCTATTTCTTTTAAAAATCTTTTTGTGTTAGGATCATCAACATCTTTGCTTACATAAAACTTGTTCATGTAGTCAATAAACAATATAAAAGCTGCTAAAAAAATTAAACCTTCTACCATATTATGTATATATACTAGTTACAAATATAGCCAACAATATTTTTGTTGTATGGCAAGGTCTCCATAAGATATTCAAAATATCTATCGCAATCTACATATCTTCTTGTTGAATATTCCTTTTGGTAGATTAATGAGCTTGTTGTAAATTCTCCAAGAACAAACAATATTATAATTGTAAGTTTCACTAAAATCTCTCCCTTTTAATCCTTCTTGGTCTATATGAATGGCAAATATAATTATCTCTTACGCCAAAGCATTTGTAACCTGCACAAAATCTTCTAAATCCTGAATAAAAGGCACAATTACCACACGCTTGTTTTTGTTTAGTAGGTTGGAATGTTTGTGGAAGTCGGTAGTCTATTATCTCGCCATTTGGATAAAAGTTAGATCGTTTTAACATAATGTAGATTCTATTCGGTTTTTAGCAATTTCAAAATAGTTTTTATCTAACTCAATTCCTATAAATTCTCTGTTTAAGTTTTTAGCTGCAACTCCAGTAGAGCCAGAACCCATAGTAAAATCTAAAACTGTATCGTTTTCATTAGTATAAGTTTTTATTAAGTATTCTAATAAGGCTACTGGTTTTTGTGTTGGGTGTAGTTTTCCTTTTGAATTACTAACACTTGGAAAATTTAAAACACTTTTAGGATTAACTTTTAATGGATTATATTGTTTTAATCCTTGATTTTTTAATTTTATATGATTTGATTTATAAAACCCATAAAGCTGTGTTTTTGCTCTTACTTTTCCATTTTCGCTTCTGTCCATTAATTGTTTATTGAAACAAGGTTTCCCATTAAAAATAAAAATAGATATTATTTCATGGTATTTCATAGGCATATAAGAACTTGTTGCCATTCCTGATGGCATAGATTTTTGCCATATCCAATCATATTTAAAGTTTTTAATATTGCTCATTCTTAAAAAACTACTAAAAGGCTCACTTCCAAATAAAGCTATACAACCATTATCTTTAATAATTCTTTTAAGTTCTTTCCACATTGGCTCAAATGGAATTACACTATCCCACTTACATTGTGTTGTTCCGTAAGGTTGGTCAGTTAATACAAGGTCAATAGACTTATCAGGTATTGTTGGTAATACCTTTAAGCAATCATCATTATAAAGTTTCATTTACCTTGACCTCGATATTTAAGTTGTTTTTTTGATCTGCCTTTTCTTTTATGCTTATTCATTGTTTTGACTTTCGACGATGATGTTATTCTGCCTTGTGATGTTCCTTTATGTTTTTTTTCATAAACAACGGTAACGCCAAATATATTACCCTTTTTCTTTGCCATCTGTGTCTATATCTTCTGCATCTGCTTCAATTATTAA